TCACGACCGCCGCAAGTCAGGTCAAGGCAGACTTCGGCATTGAAATTCCAGTTGAAACAGTGCCCCTTCCGTCCAACGGCAGGGTCTATCCAAAGAATTCTTCGTTGTACGGCCGCGACGTCGTCGAAATTCGTGCCATGACGGCTCGCGAAGAGGACATCCTGACCAGCCGCGCCTTGTTGAAGAAGGGAACTGTCATCAGTGAGCTCATCAAGTCGTGTCTCACCGACAAGTCAATCAATCCGATGGACCTCATCAATGGCGACCGCAATGCCTTGATGGTCGCCGTGCGCGTCACTGGCTACGGTGCAGATTATGAGGCTGAGGTCGAGTGCAATGAATGCAGTGCCAAGACCCCACGAACGTTTGACCTCTCTCAGCTTCCCATCAATCGCCTCAACATTGACCCGGTCGCCGAAGGATTGAACCTGTTTTCGTTCAATCTTCCGTACTGCAAAAAGGAAGTCAAGTTCAAATTTTTGACGGGCCGCGATGAAGAAGAAATCATGGCCACGTCGGAGAAACAAAAAAAGCTTCACATGCAGACCGACGCAGGCGTGACGACGAACCTGTTGTACAGCATCGTCTCTGTCGGTGGCGTCGAAGACCGCGCCAAGATTGCAGGGTTCGTTCGCATGATGCCTGCGCGTGATAGCCTTGCGCTGCGCAATTACATCAAAGACAATGAACCCGGAATCTTGATGCGCCAAGAGGTCAAGTGTCCACAGTGTAACTACACTGAGGAGGTCTCGATGCCCATCGGGGTCACGTTTCTTTGGCCTGGGTCCGGGCGATAAGGAACAGCTCATCTGGGAACCTGCATTTCTCCTGTGTTATTACGGGGGACTGACGGGTTCTGAAGCCTACAACCTTCCAGTTCCCATCAAGCGATGGTGGATTTCTCGCATTGTCAAGGAGCTCAACAAGGGAAAGGGCGGCGATGACAATCAAGGTTCCGCCAGCCGCGCCCTGCACCAGAACACGCCTGAAATGCGTGAAATGCAGGGAATGACTCGGACGCAACAGCCTTCTCGACTGCGTCGGTTCACCTGATTCGCCTAATTACGTCTATGACACCGACGGTCGTTCCCATCAATGAGCTCAAACTCAACTTGTTAGGCAAAATTTTCTTTGCCTCGGTCGCGGCTTGGGTCGTGGGCAAAGCGTGCAATTTGAAGATTCGAGGCACCCCCGAAGAAGTTCGAGCCGTGTCAGATGCGATGATGGCATCTCGAAGATTTCAAGATGAATTGAATCGTTCGGGTGCAACGGTCGAGAGCGTGATGCAAAAATTGGGACTGAAGCATGCGTCTGCTCGCGAATTCGAGCGTGTTCTCGGTGTGAAATGGCCCCTCTGAATGGGCTGACCCGCTGACTTGAGAGCTACTTACACTTAGTTCATGGCGTCAAAAGAAGAGCTCAGCGACCAGCTTTCCCTGACCACCAAGCTCGCTGCACAAGTTGAGCGAATGGCCGCGGCCGCCGAAAAGCTTGAAGCTTCGTACCAATCGCAGATCGATGCAGCGACGAAGCTCGCCGCGGCTTTGAATTCTGTCGATGGAGCCAGCGCTGGCCAATCATTGGGAGCCATGAGCAAGGCTCTCAAGGACATTGAACAGAAGATGAAGGACACTGGAAAGGTGTCTGAAAGTACGTTCAAAAACCTTGGGAAAAAGGTCGAAGACGCAGGCGCCTCATTTGGTAAAAAGTTTCCGAAGTCAGTGGGCATTGCTGCGGGCGCGCTGTCGGGCTTCGGTCAGGGCATCAAAAATGTTTTGGCGCTGGGCAAAGGAGTCGCTGGGTTCGCCGCGTCATTTGTGGACGGCCTCGCCAACATAACGGCCAGCATCATCGCCATTCCTTTCAAAATATTTGAAGGTCTGGTTGACATGGCGGCGAAGGCAGCAACAGGCTCGACTGAACTGATGCAGGCTCTCGAGGACTTGAGAAAACAATTTGGTGCCTTCTATGGTCCCACCAACAAAGCAATCATCGACACTTCTAAGAGCCTCACAGGGTTCAAAGACACTGGACTCAGCGCCTGGCGAGTCTTTGGCAACATGGCCGACCGCTTGAAAATGTTGAACGAACTCGCCACAGAAATGGGCGGTTCTTTCGGCATGCTGCGCAAAGAATTTGAAGACAATGGTGGCGCGTTGTTGGCCTACAAGAAAGGCCTGGGTATTCTCGACGAGGACATGAAGGGCGTCACCATGCGCTCCGTGGCGATGGGCACGAAGACCAGTGCGTCCTTGAAGGACATGACCAAGCAATCATACGCTTTGGGAACTGCTTTTGGTCTGGATGCTAAGTTAATTTCTCGTGACATGTCGAAAGCTTTGACTGACGTGGCTCACTTTGGTGGCGCCACGGTGAAGCAAATTGGCGAAGCTTCGACCTATGCTCGCAAATTGGGATTTGAACTGAAGGACATCACGGGAACGCTTGATGCCTTCGATACGTTTGACACTGCAGCAGAAAATGCAGCCAAGTTGTCACAAGCTTTCGGTGTCAACATCGACGCTTTTGAATTGATGAAAGCACAAAATCCAGCAGAACAGCTCGAATTATTGCGCAAGTCGTTCAAGTCAGCGGGCGTTGATGCTTCCAATTTCGACCGAGCCAGCCTGAAGCTCGCAGCGACAACAACTGGTCTGAGCGAAGACGTCGTACAGAGCGCATTGTCATTGAAGAATCAAGGCGTATCACTTGATGACATCAAAAAGAAATCTGCGGACGCTGAAAAGAGCACGCTGACACAGGCTCAGGCGATGGCTAAGTTGGCCGACGCCATCGAGCGCATGGTGCAACAAGGCCAAGGTCTCGAGGGCGGATTCTGGAAGATGTTCTTGAAAGGCATCAAGAACGGAATCATGTCGTCGCAGGACTTTTACGGCATGATTCGCAACATTCAACGAGCGTTGATGGACGTCTACATGATTGGCGTCAAGTTGGGTCGCGTCCTCGCAAAGATTGTTCCAGGGTTCAGTGACATCTTCGGAGGACTGAAGGAGTTCTTTGCTCCCAAGTACTTCGACAAGATGTTTAATAGCATTAGCACTTCAGTCAAACGGTTCTTTGACAAAGACAGTCCTGACAAGGGTTCAATTCCAAATTTAGTGAAAGGCCTACACAACGCCGTGGTCGATTGGCTCACGGACGAAGGCCCTCACGGCAAGCGCATCCTCGAAGGTTTCAAGACATTTTTCAAGTCATTTGCAAAGATTGCCGCTGACGGCATCACCTGGTTGTCACACCACCTTGCAGACGGCATGAAGACGGTGCTCGATTTGTTGACGGGCAAGAAAAAATTGGACACAGGCGGCGCCGCGGGCGCTGCACAAGGCGGGCTTGGATTTTTGGCTGACGCTCTTCATCCGCTGTTTGATGCCTTGAAAGGGGCCTGGAAAGAATTGAAGGGCCCTGTTCATGACTTGGTGATGCAAGTTGGACATATGTTGAAGAATTTCTTGACGTCAAAGGAATTTTTGAATGCAATCAAGCCCGCATTGCCCGTCCTTGCCGCCGCGTTGTTCGGCCCCGCATTCGGCCGCGGCATCATCGGCGGTCTCAGCACCTCAATCGTCAAGAGCGTCCTCGGTGGTGGCGCAAAAGAAGTCATCAAAAAAGTCGCGGTCGCTGCAGCCAAGAGTTCGAGCACTGAAGGAATTTTGGGAGGAGTTTCCAAGTTTGCTGGCGGCGCCGCCCTGGTCGGTGCGGCCGCAGCCATCGGCGACGGCGTAGATAAATACACCAAAGATGTCACTTCAACGCTCGACCATTCGTCAGCAGTCATTGCAGCAGGAGCGACGGGGCTGATTGACGCTCTGACGCTGGGATTGCTTCCGAAGGGATTTGACAAGACCATCGCCAACGTATTGGCTACTGTGTCAGATGACATCTTCAGCGCCATCAGCACCGTTTTCGGCAGCGGTTTCGGAAGTTCGTTGAAGAAGCAGTTGGCATCAACCTTCGAAGTGTTCGGTTCGTTGTGGTCATTGCTGAAAAATCTATTCACGGGCAACCAGTCTGATATCAATCAATCGATGAAGGATTTGGGACTTGGAATTCTGCGCTTCGTAGTCGGTGCAGTCGACATGACGTTCGTTCAATTGCCCATCATGTTGGCAAAAATTGCGACACAAATTTTGGGCGTTGTTCAGACTGTCATCTTGTCGTTGGTCTCGGCGTTAGCGTCAGGCATCACTGGCGTCGTTGACGACGTCTTCGGCACACACTTGACGGCGAAGGTCGAAGCAGCTACTGATGCCATCAAGGCTGCTATGACTAAATCCACAGATGACACGGTAAAGTCACTGACGGACGTTGGCAAAGCGGTCTCTGATGCTTCGGACGAAATACAGGACAAATACCTACGTTCTGCACAGGACCAGGCCAATGAAGCCGCGCGCAAGGCTTCAGCCGTCGCTAAGACGACCGCTGACATGACAACTGACGCGGCAAAGACCGCGGTCGATGAAAGTGGTTCCACGATTTCCAAAGTGTCCGACACTATCGCTGCAGTGAAGGATGTGCAAAAGCAGTTGGATGACAAGAGCTTTGACGTGGTGGGTTCTGTCAACGCCATCAAAGAAAAATTGAAGGACGTGGATTTTGATTTCATCACAGGTGACCGCGTTGCCAGCATTGTGCAGGCGGCCGCAAATTCTAAGATTGTCACCGATTCAGTTGAAGCGATTAAAGGAACGTTCGACAAATTGACTGAACTTGCGCACTCCGTCAAGGGAAATGAAGCCAACAAGTCAGGTCTGGCTGGCGCTTTGGGTGCCATCAGTGAAATGGTGAAGCAAGCTAACAACTTGAACGACGCCTTGTCAGACGGCGGCATCAACAAGATTGACATTCGAGCTAAACTGGAAAACGTGGCAAATGCAGTGGGCCTGGGAGGCAAAGCTTCATACACTGTCAATCCGAGCAAGGAAGTTCAGATAACGGTGAACATGACAGTCACAATGGACGCTGGAACTGTTGAAAAGGTCATCCTGCAGCGTGAAGGTTCCATCTTGCGTGACCGCATCAATTTTGCAACGAACAATCCGACGCAGCGCGCGACCACGGAAATTCCTAACAATCCTTCCTCGCCTATCTTGCCAGCTAACGGCCATGGCACCGCAACTTGATAGGGTGTAACATGCACACACGACTTGAATTCCTTCAGCGCCTTCGTAGCAGCGAAAAATACGCCCTTGCGTTGAAATCAGCTCGGACTGATGCAGAGCGCGCCGCCATTGCGGCGACCGTAGAAGAATTTGTAGGCAGTTTTGCGGAAGTATTGGGACCGCTAATTGCACGCTCTCAAAGTGACCCAGAATTTGCTCGTCAACTCAATGAGGTACTGAATGAACGTCAACATGTAGTTACTGGTGGACCGACAACGTCTGGTTCAATGAATAATCATGGCTGATTCAATCAATACTGGCGCAGGAGGCTTTGAAATTGATGGCAATCAAGAGCTTTTTGACGTAGGATTGCCTGAGCCTACAAATCCTGCACAACCGTACGGTCCACGCCCGCCGGGCGTCGACGTTAGTGCCGCCTTCAATGATGCGAATGGCAAGCCCAAGGACCTGACCAACGTCACTAAGACTACGTTGGCGCAGTACCTCAGCAAGGTGACACGAGGCCAAGAAGGGTCTTCGCCTGTTGCAAACGATTATCCCATCGATTCAGGTTTGGTCACAATAACTACGACGAAATCGGACGGAACTCCGTCTGTTCAATCTCCCGGCGCGCCACCACCAGCTAATTCAACAGCGTTCGCTCCAAAAGTCAGCGATTTCAGCTCATTGAGCGACAACTATTCGAAGATTTCACCAGCGCTCAAGAAGGGAAAAGCGTCGTTCAATGCGATTGACGGAAATGACTTGCTTCCAGGAATTCCCGGTGATAGTGGTTTTACAGCTGAAATTGACAGTCAACGTGGGACGTCAGCTGTCAATCCACAACCTGTCGCAGGCCACAATAGCACTGCTGCAGTCATCAAACCGTACATTTCTGCGGTCCTTTCGTCAAATCGATTTGCTTTAGCAGGAACAAACGCAAGTCAGCAGGCCTTTTCTGATGCACCCAGTGGACCAGCAGGCTTCAATCCGGGATTCACACAACAGACCAAATTGGGAACGTACGACCCGCTGGCACCCACCGTTACGCCCGGAAGATTAGCTGCTATCGGTGCGCTATTGACCATGCGCGCAGGCAAAGAATTGGGCGCTTCGTCGCCGGGCGCCGACCCCAATTCCGCAGCTCTCCAGGCGGGCGCCCTGCTTCCTGGGCTGGCACAATTGGGAGTCACTCAGGTCGACCCGAACATGTTGCTAGCGTCAGACATTCTTGCGAACTTGACGACAGATGAATTGGGCGCGTCTAACGTCTTCAGCATTGCCAATGGTTCGTGGGGTCAACTCAACAACACTGATGACCCGTTTTCAGGCACCGACGCCTTGGGCATGCTGGCACTTTCGACTGCATTGGTCGCGGGCGTTGAACTGTTGTTCGATGGACTCGACTTGTTATTAGGAATGATTACGCCCGCGACCAAGGCGCCCACACGTGACAATCAAGGTCGCTACACGTTGGGCGAATACTTTCAGGGCACACGCTCAGGGACGAAGGCTGCTTCGGGAGGAATCGGCGGCGCCCTTTCAGCGCTCACTTCGTTGAACTTTGGTGCCCTATTGGGAATTCAACCTACGAGCTTTCCATTCAAACAAGCGTTATCAACGGGAACAAATGCATTTTTTGGTATCCCAGACAACAGCGGCGTGTTGGGTCAACTCGTCGGAGCCGTCGCGTCCAGTACGGATAGCCCAGGTTTCAACGTAGTCATCGCTCGTGCAATCATCAGAAGTGGAACGACCATCGTCGCCCAATTGAAGAAAATTGGTGGTAACGTTCTGAATGCAATCACACAAGTGTTGGCGTTCATCGACACGATAAAGAGCTCTAAGATTGTCGCCGCGTGCAACGTCTTTGCGCAATTGGGAGATGCAATTTTGTCTGACCCAGCGCGCTGGGCTGACCCTGACCAACCCAACAAGACGTCCGCGATGGACTCTTACAGCAATGACCTCCCGGACGCTGTCATCAGCAAAAATCGCCTACAAGGCACGCTGAAGTTAGCGTGGGCATCCAACCGCGCCGCGGCCAATCTGTTGCTCCCCGCCAGCATTTTGGGCCTCGACGCAGCATTGAATGCGACGAAGGGTTTCGGTTCGTTCAGTCCCTTCTTTGGCGTGGGCGGCGACGGATATTCGAAAGTTCAGTCTACGTTGACAAACGCAGCCAACGCAGGACGAATCGACCCAGTGACCGCGGCCTCCTTTGAAGACCAACTCGAGAGCGCTTACGTGCCCTTCTATTTTCACGACTTGCGAACCAATGAAATGGTGGCCTTCCACGCATTTTTAGCTTCGTTGAGCGATGATTACAGCGCAGGTTACGATAAGTCAGAAGGCTTCGGCCGCGTTGAGCCCGTCAAAATCTACAAAGGAACTGAACGTCGCATCAATATGTCATTTTACGTAGCGGCAACTTCTCTCGCTGACTTTGATGACATGTGGGTCAAGCTCAACAAATTGGTCACCTTGGTCTACCCGCAATACACGCAAGGCGTGCAATTGTCGAGCGCCGACGGCTCGACGTACAAAATTACGCAACCCTTCAGCCAACTGTTAGGCGCTTCACCGCTCATCAGAATTCGTTTGGGAGATTTGTTGCGTAGCAATTATTCTCAGTTTGCATTGGGCCGCCTGTTCGGCATGGGCAACCAAGATTTTCAGGTAGGAACCAATGGACCTTTCACTGGCGCAGATTCACTGACGCAGGGCGACGTTGACAACCTGGCACAGGCACTTCAAACTGCACAGAATAATCCATCGAGCGAACTGTATACGCCTGCACCTGGCACCTGGCCTTTATTCGATGGGTCAGGTGGTGGTCCTCTGGGCGGTCTTAGCGTCCCTGCACCTCCACTTCCGGGAGGTCTAGGTGGGTCGAGCACGCCCCAATTTGCGTCTCAATTCAAATCGTCCGATGCCCACTTTTTCGAAGTCAAGGCAGTCCAGCTGTTTCCTGATAATCCGACGTTGATTGTGGGCCAAGTCCAGTTCAGGACAGACGCTGCATTTCAGCAGTACTTCAGCGTCAACCAGGCTGCACTGACTGACAAATTTGACAATCCTGACGACCCGACAACGCGTTACATCGGTGGTCAGTACGTATTTCCCATCACCGCGCTGTCAATGACCGATGCATCAGAAAGCTCTGTCGTCGCAAAGCTCAGCACGTTGACGGGTGTCATCAGCAGCAACACGGGATTCGTCAATGACGTCACGGCATTCCTTGACCCTATCAAAAACGCGGTCGCAAAATCCTTCTCAGACACTGCGGGCAAGGGTTTAGCAGGCGTCATCGAATCGATGTCATTCGACTGGATGGACAAATCGACTTGGGAAACACAGGACGGTCGCATTGCACCCAAATTGTGCAAGGTCAACATTCAATTCTCACCCATTCATGATATTTCACCAGGAATAGACCATCTCGGGTTCAATAGGGCCCCTATTTATCCCGTTGGCGTGCTAGGGTCGAGGTGATGAATGGCAATCTCTAGATACGCCAGGACGCCGATATTAAATTACGGCGCGATGTATGGAACGGGCCGCGCCCGTGAAGCAATTCAAAAAGCTATTGCCAACGGACAATTGACGTCGACACGCATCATCGTCGTCCGCGGCGCTGAACGATTAGACACTATCGCGGGAGAAGTCTACGGCGACGGGCGCCTGTGGTGGGTGCTCGCGTCTGCATCAAACATCGGCTGGGGTTTGCAGGTTCCTCCAGGAACAATGATTACAGTCCCTGACATCGCGCAGGTGGCTGCGTTAGTCGCATAACATGTCAGTCGAACAATTTACAGACCTGGACCAAGTGTTCCAGATGTTTACGCCGCAGGATTTGGTAGGCACCGTGCAGCCCAACCTCGGAGGTCCGCTCGAAAAAGTCAACGGTGCCTTCGTTCAGTTGTTAGCGTTATTGGAGAACAACGGCCGCGGCATTCTATCGATTGAAGACATCATTGCGCAAGTCAATCAACTGAAGACCAATTCACAACTTGGTAACGTTGACTTATCACAGTATTTGCAAATTTGGACGAATGATACCGTAGCGCAAATAGGCGCTGGCAGTCCGATGGGTCAATTGTGTTCTGGACCCACGGGTGCTCAAATCAAAATTGCAAACTTGAAAGAGGTTATCGGTGCAGACTTCACATTTCCCAGCGGTGACCGCGTGGTGCCGCCCAACGTGTCGGTCATCCTCAGCAAGTCGCCCTTCTTCAATCCTTCGACGCGTAACACTCGGAAGGCCGAAATCTTTCTGAATTCGATGCCCAGCACGGTGCTGTCACAGCTCGTCCCATATATGCAAGTCGAATTTCAATTCACACGTGACCCTGCTGACCAGCTGCAAACAGTCAGTCAACTGAAATTTTTGTTGGGTGCGGTCAATAAGGCTACGCTGTCAGATGCCGATAAGGCGATGGCTGAAGGCCACCAAATCGTAGGCGACACTAACAAAATGTTGCCAGAGCTGGACTTTGCGGGCATGGAACTGTTCACCTCGCCACAAACGTTGGTGAATCCGCAGCCCAATCAAAATGTGGGGACCGCAGGGACCCGTTACGCGGATGTCATCGACCCGTTTAGACCTTTTGCCACGTTGGAAAATGTCACCATCAGTGCTAAACCGTCTGGCGCTGGATTCTTCTGTTACAAGAAGGCCAATATGTCAATCAAGGTTCACGACCGTTCGAGATTGAACGAAATCAGTGACTTGTTACGTCCACGAGTGTACACTGGTGTTACCATTTGGATGACGTACGGCTGGCGCGCCCCCGTCCGCGCAGGACAAAATCCGTACTTTGATTATGTCAACAATAACCTGATGATGCGTGAAGCGTATCACATCGTCAATTCGAATTTCGTCTTCGACCAGGTCGGTCAAGTCACTGTCAACTTGGAATTGTTCACCAAGGGCGTGGCTGAAATCAGAGAGCTAAAAATTTCCGACCATTCTGATGACATGGCGTTTCGCACTGGTGAAGTCAAGCGCTTGGTCGAATTGGTGTCACAGTACCGTCAGCGATTGAAGTTGGACCCACCCGAAGGAATCAATAAGGAAATTCGTGTCTTCCAAGTGCTCGACGCGGCCGAGGTAGGTGAATTCCCTGACATGTCAGCGAACGATGTCAATCAACAGATTGATAGCCTCAAAAAGTCGTTGGCACAGAACTCCAACATTGACAAGGACGCCGCCAACGGTCTCATCACCGCATTGAAAAAATTGTACACACCTGCCGTCAATGACGGCAAGAAGTTCACGTTCAAAGAACGCTATGAAACACGTCTGACTAACACCATCGCTGACATGTTCACTCAGGTGCAGACTGGCCCAGACCCGTTTCTTCCGACTGCGGGCAAAGGTCTTGGCGCCGACATCACCACGGTGTGTGACCGCTTGAACACGCCCTCAAATCAGGCCGCGGCCACCACGTTTAAAAAGCGCGCAGTCTCTTTTGGAAAATTGTTCAGCGTCTTTGCATTGCGCAGCATCCTCAGCATTCCTGAAGCAGTCGAAGAGGCGCAAGTGTTCTTCTACAACCTCAACGAACACTGTGGACCCGTCAGCTGTCACAGCATTGCTGAATTTCCGATTGACATGGACCAATTCATTGACCAATTTCACGACTTGGCAAAATCGAAGGGCGGCGAGAAGATTACGCTGGAAGACTTCCTTGCGTTGGCCATCAATGCTCAATTTCTCGACAATTATGCCATCGGATATGGTCTCCGCGACTATTATACGCCCTGGGCCAAAGGCAAGGAACCTCAAGTCAACAAAGAGCAGGATTTTGAGAGCAAGTTGGCTGCGTACACCAACCAGTACGGACCCTTTCGTAAACCCGTCGTCGAAATGTACATTGAGATGTCACACCGCAAGGTTTCTGAAGCGGGAGACAATGACATTCTGCAGTTGTTGAACTACTCGGCAAAGGACGCTGACACCGTCAGTCTGCAAGACGCTAAGGGAAATTCGACAGCAAAAATCATGCGAATTCACGTCTATGACAAGCAGGCGAACGCGTACTCAGCCGCTTCGCAGCTGTTGAAGAACGCCAACAACACGGGATTCTTGAACGCCAACCCGTCGCTGGATGAAATTCAGCAAAAGTGGTCAGCCAACTCCGCGGTCGCTGGCACCATCAGCAACATCAACACCTCAACGGGAACACAGCTTGCGGCTGACGTGGCGAACGGTAAAGTACAAATCACCGACTTGTCATCGTTCAAAGGCAACCAACAAATCAAGGACGTAGTCTCTAAGCTTGTCCCCACCATCAGGTTCGGCGCCAACGGCTCGACAATCACTACAGCAAACTTGGCGTCGAAGGCTGACCCGCTGCTGTCAACCGTCCAGATGATTCGTAGCCAGACGATTAAGAATTCTGCTGCGCCTAACGGTGGAGGCACAGGCGGCATTCCACTGCGAGTCATTCCAGCACAAATGACGATGAACACTTGGGGTAATCCGTTGGCCTGCATGGCGCAACAAATGTTCGTGGACTTTGGAACGGGTACGACCCTCGACAACCTTTACATTGTGGTGGGCCTGACGCATTCTTTTGCGCCGGGAAAGTTCGAAACGAGTTGGCAGTTCGGTTACAGTGACGCATATGGGTGTTTTGAGGGGGCCCCAAATTTCATTGGGCAAATGGCAAAAATTTCACCGACTGTTCCTGCACAACCAGGTACGGTGTAATCTGCACTGTCAAATGTGTACAGTACCTTCGTGTCTCGCTTTGCCCTCGACCGTGACCTGCTCGGAACTGATGCTCATTTAATCGTCGGTGATGACTATCGTTGGGCCAATTTAGTCCCGAAGGACGCCTGGCACTTGAGCGGCAAAGTGAAGGTTGACAACCCGAAGTGCCTTGACACAGTCGTCAAAATAGCGTCTGCAAAGCTTGACGTCGCTCCCCCTGAGCGCTTCGTCAAGGCAATGTCGTTGTTCTCTGGGTCATTAGGCGAGAGCGCAGTTCCCTGGGCAAAATTGATGCCTGCCGCCGAGCACCAAGGGTACACCAAGCGCCTCATTGAGGCCGTAAGGGTTACCATGCCAACGCTCCCGCTCGAATATTTTGAGACGGTCTGGTGTGCTGGAAATGCCATCATAAAGTCACTGCAGCTGGCCCACGTCGACCGCAAAATGTGGGAAGCGTCAATTGCGACTGGCGAGGGCAACGTGCCCGCCTTGCGTTCTTTTGAACCCGATTCGATGGGATGGGCACGTCCCGTCGTTTATGACCGCTTCAAGACGCTGACAGGTCGATTGACGGTCGAACGAGGGCCACAAATTCTGACCTTGAAGCGTGAACACCGCAGCTTCATCACCTCGGCATACGGCAAGCAGGGCACTGTGGTCGCTCTGGACTTTGCTGCGCTGGAAGCACGAGTGTTGCTGTATGAATACGGTCGTCGGTGCGATGACGTGGACTTGTACGGCATGATTGCAAAGGACTTGGGCCGCGACAGGAAAGCCATCAAGGGAGCTGTCATCAGCGAATTATATGGTAGCAGCAAGTGGGCCTTGGGCAAGCACTTGGGAATGGAGGGTCGAGAGCTCGACGAGTTCGTATCACGAGTGAAGGCTTACTTCAACACCAAGGAACTGCTGGCACGAGTCAAGCAACAGTTCGTCGCGACAGGAAAGGTCATCAACCGCTATGGCCGTCCCGTGTCGATTGATGAACCCCTCGACCGCATCTTCATCAGCTACTACGGTCAGGCCACGGGAGTTGACGTGACCATGATGGGATTCAAGCAGGTCGTTGAGCGCCTGGCGAAGGTCGCCCCTCGGACGAGGCCGCTGTTCTTGCTGCACGATGCACTGATTTTAGATGCTCACAATGATGATTTGGGCGAGGTCGCTGGCATTAAGCACGTCAGAGTCAAGGGATACGTGCAAAAATTCCCATTGAAATATGAGCGATTAACGTGAAACCGGGTGACCTAGTCGTGATAAAAATACGTCGTCCTTCCATTTTGCCATTAGCAGATAGCGTATGGTTGATGGGTGACCATCCATCACGTGGTTTACCACCCGTGGACGTAAAAGCATGGATAAGTTCAATATGGTTGTTAATTGTTGTGATTGAAGATTATGGTTTGATTACTGACGGAACATGCTACGGTTGGCGTAGCGTGAACGGATTGACGTATCCATGACAATTAAGCCGGGCGCGCTATGTCAAATTGATGCATTCACCGCACCTGACAGTGATGAGATTCGACGCTACAACTACAAAAACGCACGATTGTGGAAGATGTCTGATTGTCTTGACTATGATGTCGTAGATTATGACATTGTGTTGCTCGTCATTGCTGTCAAAGACAAGTGGGTACTGTTGACTGACGGCAACGCGTTGGGATGGCGAATGATGACGACGGTCAGTGAACTGTGATGTCAGCGTTAGTTCCGGGAGACTTGGTTCGTTTAGCTGAGGCATTTCGCAGCAAGGGTATTTTTGCGTGGGCCGTCGACACGATGGATGATACCACGTGGCATCAAGGAGGAGTGCCTTCTGACGCGCTTGATTCGTCGTCGTGGAACGGAAATTGGCCCGAAGCACAAGCGACTGTGACCTTGAACGGAAATTCAACATTCATCATCATTGCAATTTCAAAACACTGGGCAATGGTGTCAGATGGTCAGTCCCTCGCGTGTACTTTTAGGCGTGTCCTAGTTCCTGTGAACACGTCCACAGATGATGATAAGGTTGGTGCATGTCTCTGACACCTGAAGAAATTGATGTAAATTGGCAGCGCTTCTGTTCTCTGTGTGAGAAATTGGGAGAGCGCGCTCCTGCAGTTGCGGCGATGCTGGAAGAGCTCGACGAGCGCTTGTGCCTGTGCCCTGCTTCGGCGAAGGTCAATTTCCACGGAGCTTTCCCGGGCGGGTTGGTCGACCACAGCCTTCGAGTGCTCAATCGTTTGGTGGCTCTCAACAAGGCCTTCAATTGGAGCCTTCCGAAGGAAAGCATGATTGTCAGTGCGCTGTTCCACGACCTCGGAAAGGTGGGCATGCCTGGAAAGGGTGAGGCGTTCGACTTCTACAAGCCACAGACTGACCCCTACTGGCGCGAAAAGCGCGGCGAAGAGTACACGTACAACAATGACATCGCCTATCTGACCACGCCCGATCGCAGCGTCTTCATCATGCAGCACTACGGAGTCAGACTTTCGCCCGACGAGTGGTTGGCAATTCGTTGCAATGATGGGTTTGTGTGGGAACCCAACCGCGACTACTGTCTGAAGATTAGTCCGTTGGTGTACGGCGTGATGACGGCCGATTATTGCGCTACGATGGAAGAGAAAAACGTCCCATTCTGGCCAATTCCAGAGTGATTTGCCTCATCAAAGGCCTTTAGCCGCCTATTTAAGAGCATGAGCGCTCGGTTGTTAGCAACCTACATTAGGACAGTTTTAGAAGGTCACTTCGCAAGGGTGCCCAATCAGCTCGTCACGACGGGCGACCACGAGGGTGAACGGAACGAGGACACAGAAGACGTCAATGAATTTGCAGCTTGTGGCGCAGGAGGCGGCAATACGCTGGGAAGCGGCAACATTGTCGGATATTCTGGTCCGCTGGGCATGGACCCTGACAAATTGGGTCGCAAAAAGAACGCGGGCAAGCGCAAGCGCGTCAAGAAGACGCATCGTTGACAAATAGACTTCGTCCCTTCGGGGGCGTTGAACACAGTAACAGATTAGGGTACGATTTGATTGCCTCACCACGGAGGCACTCGAATTGGCCCACACAGGAACACGGAAAGAGGATAAAATGGCTGTAGACTTAGCTGCTATCAGGAAACGCGTGCAGGAACTGAACGGCGTTCGCCGCACTTCGAGCGTCCAACTTTGGAAGCCCGATGCAGGCGAATACAAGGTTCGCGGACTTCCGTGGCCCAGCACCCCCGATGGCATGCCTTTCATTGAACGCAAGTTCTATTACATACCTGGCGCACAGGGAATCATGGCGCCCAGTCAGTTCGGCAAGCCCGACCCCATCAATGATTTGATTCGGAAGCTGTACAGCAGTGGCAAGCCCGAAGATAGGCTGATGGCCAAGGACTTGAACGCTAAGATGCGTGCCTACATGGCGGTCATCGTCCGCGGCCAGGAAGATAAGGGCGTTCAGGTCTGGTCGTTCGGCAAGATGGTGTACCAGCGCCTTCTGAGCTTCTACACCGACGAAGAAGTCGGTGACATCCTTGACCCGCTCGAGGGATTCGACCTCAAGGTCACCATCTCTCCTTCTCCCAAGAAGGTCGACGGTCGGTCGTTCATGGACACCGTCATTGATGCGGCTCGACGGCCCAGCAAGTTGAATGACGATGCAGAGCTTGCCAAGAAGTGGCTTGCTTCAGTTCCCAACATCGATGACATGTACAAGCAGAAGT